ATTGTCAAGTACTTTTTAGCAAAAAACCTCAGAAAAATCTCTGAGGTTCTTGGAAAATGTCGGGAGTCTGTAAAGTAAGATGCACACAACTCTATGTTTTTTTATACCTTTTTAATGTTCTTCCGCATCCTCTATCTCCCACTGTCTATGCAGTGTTAAAGACTTGTCTATGGGTAAATCACCGTATACAGGCGTATCATGCCACCATATAATACCTATTGATACACGATTCCCCTTGTATGGTCGTACTCTATGTGTTATGTTGCAGTCGAATGATACATGACGATTTACGAGGGGTTTTATTCGTGTTCCATCCTCCAGTTCCAGTTCTCCCCCTTCATCTGGTGTTTTTAGGTAATACAGGTTTGTTCTTTCGGGGCGTTTTATCGGATATTGCGTATTACCGTTCACTGTGCAGTATGAGTCTATATCATTGTGCCATTGTGGGTCTATCGGTCTTATGTTATACCAAGCGGTAGCACCTCTATGCGTTTGGTCGGGTTTATCCAACAACATTAGGTCATGTAAAGCATGTGATGGTTTTGCGTTATATCCTAACCAGTGTACACTATTATATTCTATATGTAATGAGCACAGGTCATTATAATGTGCGTCATCTATCCAGTTATCCTGTATCATATCTTCTCCGCATCACTCACCAGAGCCATCTCTACCACAGTTCTACCACATGCCACACAGCGTTCATCATCCCCTACTATGCATATGTCTATACAGGGGGTCACAGAGATAACCTCTTCCCATACATCATGGTTGATTTTAGTCTTGTATTCGTCTATCTTATTCACACGCATCATCCCTTAGAATATAGTCTAGTGTATCTTCCGCAGGCGCTCTATAGTTGTCTATGATGTCACCTATATGTCTATCGCATCCTATGCATATATCATTCTCATTCAGAGTGCATACTCCTATGCATGGTGAATCCTTCTTTATTTCCTCTACTGTTCTACGCATCTGTCTTAGCATTTGGTATGGCTCTACCTCTACTGTCTGTGCGAACCATGACATATTCACCTTCGCATACTCTCGTATTATATGTATCTTTTATATGCACATCTACCTTGATTGTGAGTGATGTTCTTCCTCTCTTGACTATCTCCGCATGGCATTGTAATATATCCCCTATCTCTACAGGTGAATGAAACACTACGTTATTGACTGCCTTTGTTACATAGTCATATGAGTTGCATAGTACTCCCGCAGCTTGGTCCATCTTGGAGAGTATAAAACCGCCGAAAATCTTTCCCTGTGGGTTAGTATCGGCAGGCATTGTCATGATCTGTAATACGAGTTCTTTCATATGGTTGCACCCTCTATGTCAAATACAAGGTTTATCTTGGGAATATTTCCGTGATTATGTGATGTGTGTGGTCTTTTGTTGTTGAACCACCATACCTCACCCTTACTCCATACCTTTGTTACAGGTGAAACCAGTTCCTTGACAGGCAGTTCATATATCCTGTCCTCTTCCTCATGGTCCACTGTGTACTCATAACACCCATCAATCACTATGTGAAATCGGTCTTTCTTATAGTAGAAAAGGGTTGATAGAGGTTTGAATTTGTTGACAGATGCAAAACCGCAATCATATTTGTCGGGTTGTGCGTCTAGGTGTAGTCCAACTCTGGAGTCGGGGGGTGTGCGATAATACATGGCTCTTGCATACTTACCCCCATATGTGGTTGCAAACCATACCAGTATTTTCATCGCCTCTGGATACAGAAACAGTGCGTTTGTGACGCGAAATTCGGGCAGGCACAGGTCATCCAAAGGTGTCTCATACTCACATGGACTATATTGCAGATTTAGGTCACCACCCTCATAATGTTCTGTATGTCGCAGAAGAGTTTGAACCTCTGTTCCTATCCACTGTCTTCCGTGACCAACCCGATCACCCGTTGGTTCCCATAGAGAATTGTCTATCTCATCCAGCATGGGTTGCACATCAATTTTTGTTATTTGTTTCATCATCAGTAATAGTTGATATTGAGCACTATGCGTCTATCCGTATTCGTCTGGCTGACAACGTAATGTGGTGTGTTTGCAGGGAATATAACCACTCTGTTTGCAATCGATTCTACCTCTGTACCGTCCACAACCGTTTTTCCGTTGCATGTATTTAGATAGAATATAGCGGTATTGTGGTCCATATTCTCTGTTACCTCGTCTACATGTTCTATACCGCGAATGTGTTTGTTTCGATTGATTAACAGGTTGAGACGCATTCTCAGTGGTGTTGTGCATCCTATCGCACCCATCAGGGGCGTGAACATTTTAAACAGGGGTGATATAGACGGCATTGGTCCCATGTTGTCCACCAGTGCATCATTCGAAGGTTCTGGACCCGCGTATATGACATGAAAAAAGAATGATTCATCTGATGAGCCATCCTTCAATAGAACCTGTGATGGTGAGTATGCCCACAATACAGGTTCATTCCAGTAGTCAAAGAATCGACTATGCACACGGTCAAAGTCTTTCTGCGACATCACATTGTCGATGATTTTCACGCGAAGAAGTCCTCTAGTGTTCCCACTTTGTTGTCAACCACTACAGCACGAAATCCATTTGTTTGATAACCCATCTCCCAATCAGTAAAATATGTTGGAACTTCAAGTTCTGGTTTTTCCATGATATAATTTGGTTTACCACCCTTATATAGATTAAATCCAAGATGTTTGTATCTATCTCTTGTAAGGATGCATGTCTTTTTGGTTAAATCTTTCAACATTTCATTCTGTTCTTTCTTAATATAATGTGTTTTACGACACATCATGAAAACATCCTCAAAATAGTCATAATCATCTAGTAGTATTTCTGATTTATCCATTATGAACTTTGTAACAGATTGTGGCGCCATATAATGATCATCTGCCATGGGTTGCATCTTCCATTCATTTTTGAGGACTGTGGAAAAACCACTCCTTTCAGCGCCACTTGAAAATACTTGATCATAAAATAATCTGGAAATAGATCGTTCAGCGTCACTAATCAACGTCTTATTCCACCGATATTGATTAGCGCGTAGTGAATTAAATGCAGTCAGTGCATATTCAGTTGGGTCTTTACGTTCTCTGCTCATGCAAAAAAGTCCTCTAATGTTCCTTGTGTACCATATGAACTGTCGATCAACCACTGCGCTTTGTCCGTGATAAACTTGAGTGGTTCTACGAAGCTCTTTTCGAATTGTGCATCATAGTCGATATACTTGTATATGTCAAGTTCCTTTGGCATAAATGTGATGAACGAGAATGCACTGGATTGATAGACGTTAGGCTCCTTGAGATGCACAAATCGCACCTTATCACCCTCTTGAATATACGGATATTTGTTGGATAGGTTATCCTTCTCCACCAGATAGTTGTACAGAATGGCACCCTTGACATGTATGGGCGCACCAGACGCAAACAGTTTGTGAGTTCCGCGAAACTTCTTGACACCGTTGCAGGACCGTGGATATGCGATCTCTTCTGGTGGCAGAGACATGAATTCATCGCGAAAGTCCTGTATGAACGTGTTGAGTTCCTTCTCCGTACCACCCATGATGATGTTCATTGCACCCTTAATCTTCTCTCGACATGGTGCAGGCGTGGATGACTTGACCGCTTCGATACCCATCATCTTGAGTTTGGGTTCCTTGTACCGCACACCTTCAGAGTCATGCACGTTGAGGATATACCGCTTCTTGGCAGTCCAGATACCCTTATCCGCGATCACCTCGCGTTTCATGTACATCTTCTGGTCATATGCGTTCATATGCGTAGCAAGAGCCGCATAAGACTTATCAATAAATGGTTCCAACTTCTCTTTTGCAAGTTTGTCCAAGAAGTTGACGACTTTGCGAGGGTCTGCTCCCTCTCCAAAGATTTTATGTACCAGTGCGTCAAAAGTAATGTATACTGAATCTGTATCCGAAGCGATAACATAGTCTATGTCCTTTGTTTTGAGTATCTTATTAAGGTGTATGTTGAGTGCCTTCTCTATCCATCGTATGGACAACTGTCCGGCAGTGGTGATAGCAGTTGCAATCAACAGGTCATAATACCGAAACCAGTTGTTACCAATCGCACCATAAGCGGAGTTCAGTGATATCTTCTTGGCCATCTGAATGTTGTTATACTTGGATATGTCCTTCAACAGTGCGGGGTTCTTGGTATCTTCATACTCCTGTTCCGCCTGCAACAGTAGTTTCTTGTACTTCACACGGTCATTGTATATCTGTTCCATGAGTTCAGGCAGAAAACCCTTGATATCCCTGCGAAAGAACGCACCATTAGGCGTCATGCAGTGTTCAGTGTTGTTCTTGACCTCACCATTCAACAGTTTGTCCACCATACCCTTTTCGAGTTCCGCACCGCTGTTGACGAGAGTTTCTGGTGACATATTGTACTGCATGATAAGATGCGGATACAGTGAGTTGAGGTCGAATGACATCACCCAGTTGTGCATACCCACGAGCGGGTCTTTCACATATGCACCCTCATATTTGTCTGTCTTTTCGTGTTCTTTCTTAGGCGGAATGACGATGTTCTTCTCGCGAAGGTGGTTATAGATAAGAATATCCCAGTACCGCACCTGTCCTAGTACGTCAGTCAGATTGACCTTTGCCTCATACGCCATCGTGACGATGAGTTCGATGAGTTTCATCTTGTCTTCTAACTTGTCAACCAGTTCAACGTCTGTTATATTGTATTCGATGAAGGACTGATAATCGTTGGTATACCACTCGCGGAAAGTGTCGTATGGGTTACCATCCTTGCGTTCACCAAGCTCTACATACGCGATATAGTCCAGTGTGTACCGTTCCTGATTGGTGTATGTGAACTTACGATACAGGTCATAATAGTCTAGTGCAGAAACACCATCGATAGTGTAAATCTGGTGGGTTCTACCCATCTGATATACCTTGCGGTCAAACACGTTGCGCCATGGCGACAGTCGTTTCACCTCGTCCTCGTCAAACACTCGTTTGATACGATTGCAGAGATAGGGAATATCAAAAAACTCAGTGTTCCAGCCCGTGATGATATCAGGGACGTTCTTCTCCCAGAATGCAAGAAACTCCTTGATCAGATGCACCTCAGTATCACACTGAATATACGTCACATCATCGCGACTGTTCTCAAACTCATGCAGACCAAACACCACAATCCGCTTGGACTGATGGTTCTTGACTGTGATTGATAGCAGGGGTTCCAGCGCGTCCTCTGGTTTCGGAAACCCGTTCTCGCACTCTACCTCGATATCGATGGTGACCACAAGCATCTGGTCCAAGTCCCAATCGACACGGCCGGGATACTCGTCTGATATCCAACAATACGGGTATTGTGTGTTGCCGAAAACGATATCTTGGTTCTCTCTACTCGCAATCCAATCTTTTGCTTCTCGAATGGAATTGTGTTGTTTTGGTAATACCGCACGGCCGTCGAGCGTGGTGTATCCTGTTTTCTCTCCTGTCGTAACAAGGTCGAATAGGGTAGGTTCATACTTGACACGTTTGGTCAGACGTTTACCGTCCTCAACGTAACGCACAAGTAGCGAGTTGCCGTACTGAAGTACATTTGTGTAAAAAGACATAGGTTGACTATATATCATTCACACCAATCTGTCAAGGTACTTGACACACAATAACTAAGGTGATATAAATAGAGACATGAATACATTTCTAGAACTCCTTTCTGAAGACAAGGGTGGTAAGAACTTACACCTTGAACACCTAGAGGATGAAATACTCAACTATGGCGTAGATGGTGGACGCGCAGCGATTAACTTTCTGCGATCCCTCCGCGATATGTTGGCCGGAAGTTCCCGTTCTTCCGTAAACATGACAGTCAAATGGGATGGCGCACCCGCAATATTCGCAGGGATTGACCCAGAGGACGGAAAGTTCTTTGTCGCAAAGAAATCTGTGTTCAACGTCGATCCTAAACTGTACAAAAGCAATGAAGAAATAGACGAAGATTTGTCAGGTACTCTGAATAGTAAATTCAAGGTAGCCCTCTCAGAACTCTCTAAAATCGGTATAAAGGGTGTTCTACAGGGTGATTTGATGTTTACCGACGATATCGAAACTGACACCATTGATGGAGTATCCTACTACACATTTCAACCCAACACCATCGTATACGCGGTTCCCACTGACAGTGATTTGGGTAAGGCCATGAATCGTGCAAAGATTGGTGTTGTGTTCCACACCACATACACAGGTAACGATCTACAGTCTATGAAAGCATCCTTTGGTGCAGACATCAAGGGACTACGCAAGACTTCCTCAGTGTGGATGGATGATGCAACATACAAAGACACATCAGGTCGTAGCACTTTCACTGCAAAAGAAACAGACAAGGTGACCAAATACCTCAGTGATACAGGTCGAACATTCCAACGCATAAACGCGAATGGGCTGAAGGCGTTTTTACGACTACAAGAAAGTATGAGGGGCAATCTACAAGGTGCATCACTCAAAACGTACAACAATAGCATGGTGCGTAAGGGACAGAAGATTA